AATATCAAAACGTACAAGGTATCAGTTCTACAACTTACGGAGAAGAAGATGATAATGAATATACATTATTAGAGTTTCACTGTGATTTAGACATACCAGGTTTTGAAGATAGGAATTTGGAAACAGGAGAACCAACCGGTATAAGAGTTCCTTATGTTGTTACTGTGGACGAAGGGTCAGGAAAAGTTTTATCCATATACAGAAACTTCAGAGAAGATGATCCACTCAGAAAAAAAATTCAGTATTTTGTACATTATAAGTTTTTGCCTGGTCTTGGTTTTTATGGCTTTGGTCTTATCCACATGCTCGGGGGTCTCTCCAGGACAGCTACGTCAGCTCTCCGTCAACTCATTGATGCAGGTACGTTGTCCAATCTCCCTGCAGGATTTAAAGCGAGAGGGTTGCGAGTTGCAGACGATGATAACCCAATCCAACCCGGAGAATTCAGGGATGTAGATGCACCCTCTGGTGATCTACGATCAGGACTTTTACCTTTACCTTACAAAGAACCTAGTCAAACATTATTTATGTTACTTGGTTTTTGTGTTGATGCAGGAAAAAGATTTGCTGCAGTGGCTGATGCAAAGATAGGTGATTCAAACAATGCTAATCCGGTAGGAACTACCATGGCTATGATTGAACAAGGAACTAAAGTTATGAGTGCTATTCACAAGAGAATGCACTACGCACAAAAAGTTGAATTTAAATTACTGTCAAAAGTATTCCAACAATATTTACCACCTGAATATCCTTACAATGTAGTGGGTGGAAATAGAATGATTAAGCAACAAGACTTTGATGATCGTGTTGATATTATTCCTGTTAGTGATCCAAATATATTTTCTATGTCTCAACGTATTCAGTTGGCACAAGCACAATTACAATTAACAGGAGCTAATCCTGGAATTCATAATATCTATGAAGCTTACAGAAGAATGTATCAAGCACTTGGAGTTAATAACATTGATGCAGTGTTGCCTCCTCCGCCTAAACCAGGACCTGTAGATCCTGCAAAAGAAAATTCAGAAGCTTTAAAATCTAAACCGTTAACTGCTTATCCAGAACAAAATCATGAAGCTCATATAAAAGCACATAGAGCATTTATGTCCTCAAGTTTAGTTAGACAAAGTTTAATTGCTATGGCTGCTTTACAATCACATATAAGTGAACACATTTCTTTTATGGCAAGACAACAAGTTATGGAAAAAAACAAAGAAGAATTAGAACAATTACAACAACAATTAGGTGGGCAACAATTGCCTCCTGAATTACAAAAAGAAATGCAAAACAGATTAGAAAGCGAAATTGCTGAAGTAGAATCTACTATAACAGAAGAAATTGTAGCAGAAGAACAAGAATATTTGGAAGGAACCGGTAAAGATCCATTAGTTGAATTAAAAACTAGAGAAATTGACATAAAAGAACAGGATGCACAGCGTAAAGCTATGTATGATATGGAAAAACTAGATATTGATAGAGGTAAGTTAGATCAAAAAACTGAAATAGATCAGAAAAAACTTGATCAAGATGCTGAAATTGCAGCTATGAGAGCTGGTATTAATTTAAAACAAGCAAAAATGAGAAAAAATTAATGTCATCTTCTCAAAATGATGATAAATTAAGCCAAGGCATAAACGATTTTGCTTCTCATGTTGAGCAATGGGCTAAAACAAGTGAAGATAAGTTAATTATGGCTGCAGCTATGCTGTCAGTTGTTAAAGCAATCTATTTAGATCATGCTTTACAGGGAAAAATAGCAGAAACTGTTTTTGAAAATCAACTTGAGGATGTTTTTCAATTTAATTTATTAAAACCGACTTTACATTAAGGAAAATATGAAAAAAAATAAGAAAAAAAAGAAGTACATGGGTGGCGGCATGATGAAAATGGGTTACATGGGCGGTGGAATGCCTAAAATGGGTTACATGGGCGGTGGAATGCCTAAAATGAGCTATGGAGATGGTGGTGAATTTAAAGTTCAACCTGGACCTTCAGTAGATGGTATGGATGTAGATACAAATGTTAAAAAACCAACTCAAACTATGCGTGGAGTAGGGGCAGCAACCAAAGGTGTTAAGTTTTTTGGATAATTTATGCGAACATTGTGGACATGCCTGTCATCATACCAACGGAGGTAGTTGTTCTAGTTGTGATTGCAATAATTGTGAACATGAGCTAGAAAATACTGTTGAATTCGAAGCTGACTTCGATTTAACTATTCATTAACTAAGGAGGTTATATGAATTTAATAAAAGATCTATGGGACCATGTCAAAGAATGGTCGGAATGGAAAATGAAGGACTGGATTAAAGCTGCTATTGTAGCTATTATAGTTCTTTGGGTCATCAGTTGGATGACAGGTGGAGCAGCCTAGACAATGGTCTGGCAACTCTTAGCAAAACCTTTACTCGGCGTTGCTGCGGATACGGTCCGTGGCTTCGTCGAAACAAAAAAAGCAAAAGCAGAATTAAAAGTTACCGAAATTAAAGCAGCGACTAAACTTAAAGAAGATCAAATTTCTGGAAAAATAAAATGGGAAGCATCAGCTGTAGATCAAATGAAAGGTTCGTGGAAAGACGAACTAATTTTAATTTGCTTACTTGCTCCAGCAACACTCGTATTTTTTCCTGGAATGACACAACATATAGAAGCGGGGTTTGTCGCATTGCAGTCACTTCCGGATTATTATAAACATTTATTATATATCGCCTGCTCAGCTAGCTTCGGCATTAAGGCCGGAAAAGGTGCAATGGGTTTAATTAAAAAAGGAAAGTAGTATGAAAACAGTAGACAAAAAGAAAAATCCAGGATTAGCAAAATTGCCTACAGCAGTAAGAAATAAAATGGGTTTTAAAAAAAGTGGTGGTAAAACTTCTAAATTTAAAGATGGTGATGATACTCATGTAACTAAAGATGGTAGAACTGTTAAAAAAGGACTTTATTACTACATGAACAAACGTAAAAAATCTGGAACTAGTAGAAAAGGCAAAGGAACAGTAAGTGATAAAGCTTTAAAACAATCTAAAAAAACTGCACATCATAGTAAATAATGCCTTTTAAATCAGCAAAGCAACGAGCATATTTATATGCTAATGAGCCTGAAGTGGCTAAAAGTTTTGCTAAAAAACACGGTAATAAAATACAAGCAAAAGACGGTAAAAATTTATCTCAAATTAGAAAAAGTTCTAAAAATCCAAAAGGAGTAGCTAATGGATGTGGAATGGTAATGGAGGATAGAAGAAAAGAAACTACATATGGCTAGTCCTGCTTGGCAACGAAAAGAAGGCAAAAGTGAGTCAGGAGGACTAAATAAAAAAGGTGTAGCTTCTTACAGAAAAGCTAATCCTGGTTCTAAATTAAAAACAGCAGTTACAACAAAACCATCAAAGTTGAAAAAGGGTTCAAAAGCTGCTAAAAGACGTAAGTCATTTTGTGCAAGAATGGAAGGTATGAAAAAAAGAAGAACTAGTTCTAAAACGGCAAAAGATCCTAATTCTAGGATTAATAAATCACTAAGAAAATGGAATTGTTAATATGAGTACACTAGCAGATCGAGTTAAGCAAAACGAAGGCTTCAGAAATAAAATTTACAAAGATACTCTTGGGTTCGCCACTATTGGCTATGGACACAAGGTAACTGAGCATGATCCTTTTGAAGAAGGAGTAGAATATCCAAAAGAACAGTTAGAAGAAGTTTTTAAAACTGATTTAGAACATGCACAATTATTATGTGAAAACATGTTTATGTGTGATTTAAGTTATGATCCACCAGAATTATTAAAAGAAATTTATACAGAGATGATATTTCAGCTTGGCCCTGGAGGAGTGTCTAAATTTAAAAAAACTTTTGATTTTGTTAAAATGAAAAAGTTTAAAGAGGCGAGCATTGAAATGTTAGACTCGAGATGGAATAAACAAACACCCAACAGAGCAAAACATTTAAGTGATTTAATGGCTACAATTCAAATATGAAATTACCGGGGAAAAGATTCGGTCCTCCTCCATTAAAAGGCCCTGATCCTAAAGGATTAAAAATTAAACCAGGAAAAATTAAACCTATTCCTGTTTCTGATAATTTTCCTCGATTTAAAAATGGAGGATTAAGTAACAATACAGTTATGAAAAAATACAAAAGGAGTCAAATTGGCTGATCAAGTAATTGTCTTAGTTGAAAGACTAAGAAAAGAAATAAAGACTAGACAAGAACAACTAACTCAAGTTATAACGGGAGATGTAAAGGAAATCACCACATATAAGTATGTGTTGGGACAATTACACGCTTGGAATAAAATAAATCAGGAACTCACGAACCTGCTAAA